CCTTGATGCGTTTGTACCCATCAACACCCGGGAGGGTGTCTACGAGATATCTTCTCCCATTGTGCATAGCATAGACAGCATCAGCTCTATCAGGTCGAAAGACCCCATGAGAGCTGTGTTGTGGAGATCCACGTAAAACGCGTCCTCCTTCTGCAAAGGCGACCCGGATGTCCTCGCGGACATCGTGATCATCATTGTAGAAACCGTCTTCGGCCGGCATCTTTTGGATGTCGTCCTTGACGTATATGCTATAGCATGGATATACATAGTCAGCACCGAGTTTATAAAAAGCTCGACGACGCTTGTATGTGAAGGTCTCGAAGGTATATCCACCCCAACCGTCAGCCCGATGATGCGGAATCTTGATGTAGTCTCCTAGGAGATGTCCATCACCGTATCCATCAGGACCCCAAATCTGCAGACTCACGTCTAAGAATTGGAGAATCTCGGCGGCGGGTTCCGGCTGCCCCGTGCGAACATAAAAGTTATGTAACACGAAGCATGATTGACCGGATAAAGTGTCCTTGATATAACAAGGACGTACATCGGTTCCCGAAAAGTAGTCCTTTCCGCAACTTTCGCGGAAAGGTCCGTCAGAAAAACTCTTATCTTTATTGACGAGAAACCCACAACTTGTGAGCGTCTTTGTCAACAAAGGGAAAGCGTAAACAGGGATAATTATATCATCCCCATAGACGCTAACCAGGGAAAAGTCACTGGGATCACAGCAGGCTTCCGCCAAACTGTAAAAGATCAGTGTCTCTAACGGGAATGTAAACCCGTTACCCATAGAAGAGAATTTCTGCAGCCTCATATCGCCGTCAGGGGATGAACTTTCACCCGTTCTTATGGAACGGAGAAAGTCCCACCACTCTAGTGGGAGTAAGGACTCCACTAGCCCACACGCGATTGTATCCGAGGCACTACTCAGGTCGAGCGTTGCTAAAGCGCCCGTGATCGAACCCGTGCAAGCTAGGCGTTGATTCCTAGTCTGATCACGAATATCGATCCCTACATGCCGTAGCCGCCGCGCCATAAAGTCACCGATCCCTAGCTGTACCAGTTGGTTCAGCATGGGCTCGACGGCAATGGTGCGATCGGTCTTGGCGGTCTTCGGGACGAAGTCCACTCGGCCACGGTGTACAGTGACATTGTGGGTTACTGACTTGTCAAGCTGGCTAACGCCAGACCAGCAAGGTAACTCCGCTAGCAGCTCCGGGAGGAGCCGTATAGCGTCTTCGCTACTACAAAACGTCTGCGCCAGCTTACGCCGGACAGACGCATCTTTCTTTTTGACCTGAGTCGTAGCGCCAGGGCCGAAACGCAACTTAAGGTCACTTAACGATGGAAGATCTCCGAGGATACTACTTATTTTCCGCTGAGCACGGTATAAAACCGACTCAACGTCGAGGGGAAAATGGAATCCCCCCCGAAAGTACTTTCGGAAGATCTCGTTCGTCTCGTGACAGAGCGCTTCGGCTTCTACAGCTTTGTTCCAGGCTACCGCTCGGGTATCAACACCTATGTCTAGGTCCCTGCGTTTCTGAAAAAACGCAAGAACCTGTCTAAGATGTCGATACTGCAGGACGGATAGCCCAGGTATAGCCAAGCTGTAGTTGCACAAACCGCGAATATCTTGACGCTCAACGAGCGCCCGAACTTCGTCGGCTTGAGTACCCTCACCGCAAAGTGAAAGGTGATGCTGGCAGAGGAGAAAGAGAACCTCATTGCTTTGAGCTGTGTTCAGCTTCTGGTCCCATCGCGAAATTCGCATAGCTACTCCTTTTATGGGGAAGTTTAACGAGTGAAGCCTTGGTGTTACTGCATACGTGTCTCTCTTAGGGGTGTTATTGCCCTAAGAAGAAACATTACGTAGGCATCACCAGTTGATCAAACAGCTCAGAGAACGGACCAGTGGTCGCTGCGGCAACGGAAGTAGAAACATTTCCGGCCACATTGACCATGATCTGTCGTGCTAGGCGACGATCCGTGACGGTTGATCGTTGGTGCAAGAACGCGGTCGTAATGAACGTGTCCTCGTACGCAACTTTCGGCGCCGCGGTGTAACCTGCAGCATTTTGGTTCAAGATCGCCTCCATCACTGGTACGACGACTCGGAACTCGGCCTTGTACACGCCACTCTTAAGGAGTGTAAGTTTCGCTTGAGCGCGAACTTGAGCGTATGCGGGGACCGACGCAGCCATTTCTCGCCAATCTGCGATGACCTCGTTATCCTTACGGGTAACAGAGATCGCCACAAGAGTGTGCGAAACCGGGGTTGCGGCACCGTCATAGACGGTGATATTGCCAATGGCAGACATGAAGTCTCCTATAGAGAGATGAAGTTTGGCAGCTCAAAAAACTTTACTTGCTCGCTGAAGGTCTGTCCATGGGGCCTGAGGGCTCCACGAAGGTCTCTTCTTAGAACCAAGTTGAGTCAAGAGAGCTACCGCGTTAGCGCAGTGCCTCCAAGAGGCCACCTTATCCAACGTTTTAAAGGTTGGAAGTGGCACTGATAAACTCGTACTCACGGTCCTCGTAACATCGATTTTAGTCGAGCTATGAGAGCCTGCCAGTAGCTCCTCTTTTATCGGCGGTGAATTTACCGTCAATATTGCAGAGTAGCCGCAGGAAGTACGGGTTGTCTTGGTGGTGGCGAATTCGCCCGTTATCGAAGAGACAAAAGAGCGGGCAGCTAGGTAGTCACCAATCGGTAAAAACCAATCGGCAACAAACGACCAAGGAAGTAATTCCCAGGCAATACTAGCTGGATCAAGAAGACCACTGAGCTGGGCGACGTTCGCTTCACTAATCCTGGCAATTATCTGACCACAAGTTTCCCTGTGGCCTTTAAATTGCAAAAGAGATGAAGTAACCGGCGTCAACGCAATGGGTTTTCTCTTCCTGACCTTGTAGGTTCGCACTAGCGGAAACTCTAATTGTTTGGCTAAAAATTCAGCCGCACCCTTAGCGTCCGAAACTAGTGGGAGCCATCCATATTGCAGCTCGAGCCACGCGTTCGCCATATCTGTCCTCACGCCTTTCGGCGTGAAATGACCTTTTGGCGGCGGGGCCCCGAGCGCATGTGCAGCACCGACGATATTGCCTCGCTTCAGATATTTGAGCCCGGTGAAGATGCGGGTGGCCGAATTTGCAATCATATTGAGCGCTTGATGGCTTTCGCCAAGAAACACTCCTAGATTGAAATCCGAACCAGCAACAGCTTCTCTAAGCTTTCCTATCAGATTGAGGTCATCGTTAGCATTCCACTCATTCGCGGCAACATAGCTATATCCGTCCCCATAATTTGCCTGGGTGCCCGATCCTGTTACGGTATCGAGCAGTCCATAGGCATATCTGGTTACGACGAAATAACCACTGTTGCGCGAAATGATGGAGCACGAGTATGGGTGGAAGTCCGTCTTCGTCCTAACTGGCTTATCAACTCGTCGACGATGGACATGCAGTTTCCCCAAATAGGGGTCACGCCAATATATCTTTTCGTAGATTGGTTTCTGCGATGGATAATCGGTGCCTGTCCAAGTCTTCGAGTAGTAAGAGCCAATAGGTGAAGTCCCCCTTAGTGTAGTCCAATTCTGGGGGTAGACAGTCGAATACTGTTGGTACGGTATCTGATCGTCTCGAACTATCGAACCTGTCGTCATACACTGCCGATCCTAACTAATTCTAGAAAGGTTATTAGACCCTCAAAGAACCATTTAAGATCTTTGAGGTCGCCCCAGAAGGGCGATCTCGGGGACCATTACTGGGCCCCAGACAGAGTCATCCCGTTAATCATTCCCACTGGCATCAGTCTCGGACCCCAACGACGACCCCTTCGTAATCCATTCGCTTGTGCCTTCAAGGACACGCGCGTCAAGATCACGAAGCCGACTCATCGCAGCAATGCGCTGCTTCAAGTCGGCAAAGTCGTCATGGTCCGGACCTTTTTCGACGGGAACTCGCACAGCACCCTTCTCACTCTTATCAGAGATGTGAATGATGTTACGCGGGTTCTTCCGCCGATCACTGCCGATGCGCGTTTCGATACCTTTTGAGTACTCGAATCGTACACCGTAGCTCTGGTATTCTTGCGAAAACTCTACTTGAGTGAGTTGCGCAATTACACCCCAGAACTCTTCGTCAACAAGGTATTTACAAGAGTAAAGCTTGTTAACGTAGGCAGCTGCCTTACCCACACAGGTGTCCCTTTCGGATGCAACTGTATGAGAGTCGTAAAACTTCTTTGTCTTCCACAGCGCACGGCCTAGCTTTTGGCTATTCCATGTGATGACGATTTCATTGAAGTGCTGCTCCTCGCGATCATCCAAATTCTTTTCAGGATTCAGGGTGATGTTGAATTGGGCAACGCGACTATAACGTACAAATGCAAACATAAGAACACCTCACAGGGTATGTGGGAGAGTCGGG